CATGTGGGACCGCGCTCGTGACATCGTTCAGATTCTGATCATCCCGACCATCATGTGGAGCTTTTGGGTTTCGCGTGGTGTCGAGATTCAGCGGCTTCAGCTTGAGCAGAGCACAGCCGAGATCGCCGAGCTTAAATCGAAGGTCAACAGCCTCGAGGAGCGCGCAGGGACGACCAAAGAGCGCCTTGCCAAGATCGAGACGAAGCTCGAGGGAATGCACGCACAACTTGAGCGTATAGAGCGTATGTTGGAACGGATCACGCAGGAGGCTCGATGAAGATCACTCTGGAGCAGAAGCACATCAGAGCGGCATCGGTGGCGGTCGGAGTGTGGCTTGTCTTGAGCGGCGTCGCATTCTACTTGCTCGGCAAACAGCATGGCTCTAAGGCGGATTGCTCTGTTGAGGAGTCGTTGATTGCCGAGTGTCAGGCGCAGCTCGCCGAGTGTCGAGATGACCTTGAGGAGGAGCGCCACAAGATTCGCCTGGTGGAGATGCAGAAGTGCAAAGACACGCTCGAGGAATATAAGACGCTTAGGTGTCGGCTCTGTGCGGCAGGTGTGCCGTGATCCTCGCGCTCTCCCTCGCGCTGAACATGGCGGTTCCCTCGATCAACTTTGTGGAGCCGCTTACGCTGACCACAGGGCTCGAGGTGCCTGCCAAGTACAACGCCGCCGAAGATGGCTTCTGCTTGACCCTCGAGGACTTCATCTTGGTCAAGCGTGACCTCGAGGGAGCTGTCGAGACGATTGAGGAGGAGCGGCGGCTCTGTAAAGCACGACTCGACCAGGCCCGCGCCGACTGTGCCGCCATCACCTCCAAGGCGATCGAGGAGAATCACAGGCTCAAGAGCGACATCGCCGAGAGGGACAAACAGCTCGATGATGCTCGCTTCTCGATCCGAGTGTGGCGCTCGGCATCTGTTGGTGTGTTAGTCTTGAGTGCTGTGTCGATGGTGGTCATCGTCACACGCTAAGACCAACCAAGCAGGGCTTCAGTATGGCTCAGAATCAACTTTTGGGCGCAGTCGCGTTCACGGCTCAGTATTCGCGCGAGACGGCAGAGGGCGGGCGGGAGACTTGGGATCAGGCGGTTGATCGCGTCGAGGCGATGCACACGCGCAGGTTCCCCTATCTGGCAGATCAGATCAAAGACGCTTTCGGATTCGTGCGTCGGCAGGAGGTGTTTCCCTCTCAGCGTTCAATGCAGTTCGGTGGAGCTGCAATCGAGCGCAACAACATGAGGATCTACAACTGCACATTCTCGCCGTGTGATCGCACTCGCTTCTTCGCCGAGGCGTTCTGGCTCCTCCTCTCAGGTTGCGGCACAGGCTTCTCACTCCGCCAGCGTCACACCAAGCACCTTCCTCGACTGCTCACGCCCAAGGAGCACGAGGCTAAGGGTCGGCGCACCTATGTGATCAAAGACTCGATCGAGGGTTGGGCAGATGCCGCCCATGTGCTCCTCTGTCAGTACCTCCATCAAGGCTATTATGAGGACTATGATCGGATCACCTTTGACTTCTCCAACATCAGAGAGAAGGGCGCTGTGATCAGCTCCGGTGGTAGAGCTCCAGGCGCAGAGCCGCTCAAGGTGGCGCTTGAGAAGATTGACCTCCTCTTGCGCTCGAGGATCGCCGAGGGGCTTCATCGCCTGCGGTCGATTGACTGCTTCGACATCGTGATGTTCTTGAGCGAGGCGGTCTTGAGCGGCGGCGTTCGGCGCTCGGCGTCCATCGCCATCTTTGACGAGAACGACGCCTACATGATGAGCGCCAAGACCGGGGATTGGTGGAAGGAGAACCCTCAGAGAGCGTTCGCCAACATCTCCGCTGGCGTAGTCCTCAACGGCTATGAGAATCGCTCAACGGTCGATGAGGTGGTGAAGATGGCGAAGCATTGGGGAGAGCCCGGTGTGGCCTTCTTTCCTGCGGAGGATATGGGCACCAACCCATGCGCCGAGATCGGTCTCTATCCTTACATGGTGCTGAACGCTATGGGTCGCAGGATCACTCATCCAACCCTCTCGATCGTTCGTGAGCGTGAGCGCCTTGAGTCGCAAGGTTGGTCATTCGTGAGCGGCTGGCAGACCTGCAACCTCACCGAGATCAACGGCTCCAAGCTCAAGACCGCTGAGGCGTTCCACGAGGCTTGTAAGGCCGCGGCGTTCATCGGGACCCTCCAGGCGTCTTACACTGATGTCGGCTACCTCCTCAGCGTGAGCAGGCAGATCATCGAAGGTGAGGCGCTCCTCGGCGTCTCGATCACCGGCATGTGTGAGACTCCCGAGATCATGTTTGACCCCGAGGTGCTTGAGGCAGGCGCGAGGATCGCTGTCACCGAGAACATCAGGGTCGCTGATCTGATCAAGATCAATCGGGCCTCGCGCGTCACCACAGTCAAGCCGAGCGGCAACACCTCGACCATCGCAGGTGCTGTGAGCGCAGGTGTTCACACGGCTCACGCTCGCCGCTTCATTCGCCGCATGAGGATCGCCAAGGTGAACCCTGTTTGGCAGGAGCTCCTTGACCATGTACCTGGTGCTTGTATGTCCCTCGACGAGCACAGCGGCGTCATCGCGTTCGCCTGTGCAGCTCCCGAGGGCGCTCTGACCAGAGAGGGAGACACGGCGCTCGCTCACCTCGAGCGCGTCTCGCTCGTGTACAAGCATTGGGTCGCGCCGGGCTCGGCAGACTCTCGCGTTGATGGTCTGACCCACAATGTCAGCAACACCTGCACTGTCAGAGCTGAGGAGTGGGAGGAGGTGGCTACTTACCTCTGGGAGAATCGACACCACCTGCGCGGCGTCGCGCTCCTCAGCTACTTCGGTGATCACCTGTATGATCAAGCGCCTTACCAGACGGTCATCGAGGGCAACCCCTCCGAGGAGGAATGGAATCGCCTCCTCGCTCTCGATTGGTCGGGCGTTGACCTCCACCGGGTCAAGGGTCCAGCCGAGAACCCTGCGCTCGATCCTGCCTGTGCAGGCGGTCTATGCACGCTCTGATCTTGTTCGCTTGCTTTTGGGGACTGATCCTGTCATTCGATCAAGACAGCTTGGTTGGCATCTGCGCCGCCCTCGCCGGCATGACCATCATCTGCTTCGGCAACCTGGACTAATTATGATCGAGCTGATGTCGCTCCTGCTGATCTCGAGCATCTTCATCATGTGGTATGGGATCTACACCGACAGTGATGTCCTCATGCTCGTTGGGCTCGGCGTGCTCATCCTCTCGAGCGCCAGCTTCTAGTCATCGACCTCGATCCAACGGTGAGCGGCGAGGCTCTGAACGATGGCGCGAGCTGTGCCGTCGGCAACCTTGATGGCGCAGGTGACGCCGAACACGAAGTCGCTCCAGGTGTCATAACCCTCATCGGTGGTGAGGTCGGGCGTCTCGCCGTTGTACGAGCAACGGCTGAGGTCATCACGGCTCTCGGGGAGGTTGCCGTCATCATCGCAGAGGCCGCGCAGGGCGGCGAGGTGGGTCTTGAAGTCGGTGATGTGCTTCATGGTCGGAGTATCCTATGATGTCGAGGTTGAGAGTAGATCAGAAGGGAATCTGCTCGCCGCCGTTGCCGGTGCGAGGCGTCATGTAGTCGGGCTCACCAGAGCTGATGTCATCCATCGTGTAAGCGCGAGGAGCCTTGGAGGGCTTGCCGCTGTAGACCTCCTCACCGAGCGACTGCGCGCTGATCTCGAGGCGCTCCTCATCGCTGATGTTGAGGTTGTCGGCGATCTCATCGGGGCTGTAGATGCCGCTCACGCAGTCTGGGAACACGGCGCGCAGGCCCATGGTGAGGACGCGAGCGCGCAACATCTGCATCGGCATTGTCTGCCAGTTGCGGTTGCGGGTCAGCCCCTGCTTGTTCGCCATCTCGAAAGTGAATGTGAAGGTGTGAGTGATCGTGTCGGGCTCGTCGGTGCGAGCGAAGATCATCGTGCAGCTCTTGTCGGTCCAATCGCTGACCTGCATGAAGCGGCAAGCACCAGAGGCGCGAACGATCCCCGCCATCGCATCGGCGCCGAGCGAGGGCTTACCCTGGAGGACGAAGCTGTTGGCGATGGTGACAGCCATGTTGCCGCCGAAGTGGTGGCCGAAGGTGGCGTGAGCGATCAAGGTCTCACGAGCGTTGCCGCGCATGGTGAGGAGGTCGGCGAGGGTCTTGGCTTCGTCAATGTTCTTGGGAGCGTAGATGTTGGCGTTCATGGTCGAGGTATCCTGTGGTGTCGTGGTGGTTGGTTAGATGGAGAGCGCGGCGCGCATGTAGGACTTGGTGGAGGCGATGTCGTAGTGGGTATCCTGATAAACGCGATTGATGACGCGACACAGGCGGTTGTAGTCACGATCATTCATCTCGAGGACTGAGCCGGGAAACTCGCCGCGCTGGAAGAGCAGAGAATCGACCTCGGCGAGCACATCCTCCTTGTCATCGAGGATCACCTGGAAGGTGTGGAGCTGATGGCGGCGCTCGATGAAGATGATGTCGATCAGCGCGTCAACCACCTCGAAGGTGATCAGCGAGCGGGAGCGGGCGGCGCTCTCGGTCTCGAGTGTGTTGGTGATGTAGATCGCGGCGATCATGGCTGCGGCGATGGTGAGGAAGATGAGCATGTTAGTTCTCCGTCGTGGTGGTGGTGATGTCGAAGTCTGATGGGTAGTAAGGGAAGCCGGTCATCTCTGAGGCGTGAAGCGCGAGGGCAATCTTGATGGGCTGTGAAGCGTCGAGTCTGTTGTGGATCATGCGGGAGAGATATCCTTGTGTGATGCCTGAGTGAGTCGCCAGGTGGTAGAGGGTCCACCTGTTCGCTTTGAGCCTGCTCTTGAGGAGCCGCCTGTGCTCGTCGGTCATGTTGATCTCCTTTCGTTGATGTCCACACTCTAGCGGCGCGTGTTCGCCCTGTCAAGAAATAATTTACGGACTGACAAAATATCTTGCACAAGGCGGATCGCGCGTGTATAAGAGAGCATCACCGAAAGGAGGCGCACATGCGCGCAATCTCGTTACCTGAGCTGATCTGCGGCTGTTCCGCGTTCAGCGATGTTGAGCAGAGAGTCCTCACAGGGCTCATCTATCTGATGGACTGGGAGTCTTGGAGCGGCACCGCTTCGATCCGGCAGATGGCTTTCAAGAGCGGCAAGTCAATCGCCACGGTCAAGAAGGTTCGCCGCTCCCTCCAGGACAAGGGCGTCATCACCATCGAGCGCAGCTCCAACCGCTTCGGCGAGGAGAGCGCGCGCATTTGGATCAATGTCGAAAAGATCAATGATCTCGCGGTGGCTACATCGGAGCCTACCCTAGCTCCATCGGAGCCTACCCTAGCTCCATCGGAGCCTACCCTAGCTCTATCGGAGCCTACCCTAGCTCCAAACGATACCTCGAAGTATCTATCGGAGCCTACCCTAGCTCCAAACGATACCTCGATGGCTCCAAACGATACCTCGGAGTATCTATCGGAGCCACCTTTATCTGTCTCTTCTGTTCTACCTGTCTCTATACCTGCTCCATCAGTCGTTCAATCTGTTGACAGCTCTGTTGATAGTTCTGTTGATGACGCCGCGCGTGAGCCCGAGCCCGACGCCGCGCCGACCCCTGCGTGGAGGACGCTCCCGGAGAGGTCGAACGGCTGGCTCTTCTCACGAGCATACTACAATATTGTGAAGGATGATCTTGGTCACGATCACAACGGCATCACCACCATCACCAACGCCATCGCCGCCGCCAAGGTCTATCCCGACCGTGTTGACATCCAAGCCTTCCTCGCTCAACATCCTCACCTCACTCATTGAACAACCCGACCTCATTGAAAGACCCGACCATGCAGAAGATCTCCACGAACACCATTCAAGATCAGATCGATCTCCTCAACGAGCTCAAAGCCACCGCAGCTGCTCGTGAGCCTCGACCCTTCACCGACTACCAGCACATCACCACCGCCAACCTCCCTCGAGAGATGTGGACCGAGGTCAACTGCTACCTCGCCGTCAAACAGCTTCCCGACTGCGGCAAGTGCTCGAACGGCTTCCTCGCTGTTGATCGTGGTCGGTCAGCGTTTCCGCCACCTGCTCAACCATGCCCTCACTGTGAGCTTCCTCGCCGCCGTCTTGCTCGAGTTCGTCACGCATGCCTCCCGCTCGACGCACAGGGCGCAGATCTCTCAAGGTATGAGTGGGATACCGAGGATCAACGAAACGCTGTCAGAGCGGCTATAGAGTGGCTTGGAAGTGATCGCTCGACATCTGCGCCTAATGTCCTCCTCCACGGCAAGCCGGGGAACGGCAAGACCACGCTCCTCTATGGTCTCGCTCTCGAGGCGCTCGCCTCCGGGCTCAAGGTGCGATACACCACACAGACCCGACTCTTTGACGCCGAGAAGGATAGCTGGAAGGGAGACAGCGACTCTCCCTTCAAGACCTGGCTCAACGGCGTTGATATCCTCCTCCTCGATGAGCTCGGCGGGCTCGGTGGTCAAGCTCAGTGGTCGGCATGGTGGAAGGAGAGGTCGAGGGAGATGCTCGGCGCGATGTATGAGCGTTGGCGCGCTCGCAAGATGGTGATCATCACCTGCACCAACCTCGAGCCCAAGAAGATCCTTGAGATGTTCGGCTCAGACGCTGCCTCCTCTCGTCTCGCCGAGATGGTCCGCTCACCGATCAAGATGGTCGGCGAGGATCGCCGCTTGGCGGCTTGGAACTGATCATGCAGAGCGCCGATGACTACGACTTCGATGATCCGCTCTACCAGGCAGACCTCGACAGCCTCCTTGATCGGATCTTCAAGCGCCGTCACGCTGACCGCTCGCGCCATGATGACCCTCTGACCCGCATGATGGATCTACACGACAGCCCATTCAAGCGCAACGAGGGGTCGAGCGAGGAGCCTATCGAGCAGGCCGAGAAGCCGACTCCCGAGGCGCTGCCGGTGGCAAGCACCGTGGAGGAGCTGCGCGCCAACCTCGGCAAGCGTAAAGGGACGAGATCAGGGCGCAAGGTGCAGCCTCTCTCTTGCGAGCCGACCCTCGACCTCGAGCTGATCGAGAGCATGTTTAGGCGTGGGTCAACCCTCGCGCAGATCCGCAGCCATCTTCAAGTCGGCGCTCAGACGCTCAAGCTGGAGATGATCGCCTTCCTCCCTCACATCGCTGAGGAGGCAGGCAAGCGCCGTGGACGCAGGCCGAGAGAGATCAACCTTGAGCAGGTTATCCAGATGAGAGAGAGCGGCATCGCGCTTCACACCATCTCAAGACAGCTCGGCGTTCACCATGTGAGACTTGTTGAGCTGATCCGCAACGAAGCTCCTCATCTTCATCGCCGCTCCAATGCAGTCGATGCCGCCGATGTCCTGCGACTGCGCGCCGAGGGGCTGACACAGGCGCAGATCGCCGCCGAGCTCGGATGTAGTGAGCCATCAGTTCAACGCCGCTTGAAAGAGGCTCGACTCAAGGAGCAAGCCGCAGAGCAACAGGCTGAGGAGGTCAAGGTGCGGGAGCTGCGCGCTCGAGGTTGGGGCTGGAAGAAGATCGCCGCCGAGCTTCACGCGAGCCGAGACCGCCTGCGCTCGATGTATGGTCAGCCCTCAACTTCTTCTTGACGGATCTGATCTCGCCGCCTATACATCGGTGAACCAAGCGGGGCTTCTACAGCTCTCGGCTCTGGAGGGGTGAGGCAGGTTGCAGCCCGCCTCACCTCACCAGAGTCACCTAATCTCAACCTCGACCCCATTGAAAGAATGACCATGCTGAATCGTCATATAATGCAATTCATGCACCGCTCTTATCCCAAAATCGCCGACAGCATCACGGCTCTCGAAAAGGCTATCCGAGAGACTCCAGTCGTGATTGGTATTGGTTATCATCTCAACCCATTCGTAGAGGACATCCCTTATAGAGCACACGCTATCCGTCTTATGTGGAATGATGCTGGAGTGGACATCTGCTTGATGGAGCCTAAGTTGTTCTCTACGCGATCAAGTGTGGGACTAGATGAGGATCAGAAAGAGGAAGATCGCTGTGTCCGAGGCATGCTCCAACACACTATTAATGTTGCAACATGTCTAAATGATATGCAGTTTATTCCAGAGGAGATGACAACCTTCTTCATCGTAAAGTATGTGGTGCCTTATGTTCATTCTATCTTGGATCTAGCTCGTCAGATAGATTGGACTCTAAATATGACTCGAAGTGCGGAGGACTACGCCAAGCATGGATTCGTGCCGCAACTGGAGCACTTAACCGGGGATGCTCTCTTACTCGCACATCTGAAGGCTCTGGAGGAGGATCCTCAAGCACAGATCGAGAGTGGCAGTCGCTAATCCTCGATAGACTCAACCACCTCGACCGTCACGCCGACAGCTCTCAAGTAGGTCGCGCCGCGCGGGTCATAGTTCGCGGCGGTGATCACCTCCACGATCCCGGCATGGTGAATCAGCTTGGCGCATGCCAGGCAGGGACTCACCGAGCAGACCAACGAACATCCATCGGTGCTGACTCCTTTGGCTGCGGCATTGGCGATGGCGTTAAGCTCGGCGTGGTGACAGCCGATCTCGACCTGCTGACCGCTCGGGATGCCGCGCTTTGATCGTTCGCAGAATTCACCACCGCACAGCTCGCCGATGGCTCCTCTAGGACCACCGTTGAAGCCGCTCGCAACGATGTTGTTCCTCTGGTCGATGATCAGCGCGCCGACGATCCCTCGAGGGCAGGGGGACATTCCCGACAGGGCGCGAGCGTGTCCGATCCAATGTTTCTTCCACTTTTCTTTCAAGATATCTCTCTCGTCGCGTGTTAGGTGTTTGACTTGTTGCTGAGTCGGCTTGGGGAGTACGCCGCCGCGCTGGAGATTGGTCATCATCAGCGCGGCGGCGCTGCTTTTAATCGAGGCAGATGGAGAGCACGAGGTCGAGACCATCGACCTGCTTCACGAGCTCTCGGACCGCATCGGCGAACAGACGGATCTCAGCTTGAGCGTGACCGTCTTGACGCAGGCGCAGGAAGTGGATCACCGCCTGGAGGCTCGCGGTCCAATAGCACTCGCTCATCAGCGAGAGGGGCAGCACCAGACGCGCCTGCTCTTTCGCTACGCCGAGGGCAAGCAGGGCTTCATAGGCGTTGAAGCTGTTCCTCATCGCTGAGGCGTAGAGCTCGGCGGCGTCTGATCCATCATCGAGGTCAGCGCCGCTCCCTTGTTTGATCACCGGGGACTGCGAGCGCCACACATCGGGAGTCCACGCCTCCTGATCGAATGTCACATATCGACCGCTGATCTCGTTCCAAGCGCAGCCGACCTGGTGCTTCATCCATTGGCGCAGGACAAAGACCGGGGCTTTGATGTGGAATTGGAGCTGCACATGGCGGAAGGGGCTTGTGTGCTCATGCTCCCAGAGATAGCGCAAGAGGCGTCGGTCGGGCTCGGTGATCTGTTCAACCTTCTTGCCCATGCTCACGCGCGCCGCATTCACGATCGAGACGGCGCTTCCCATGCTCGCCTCCAACATCACAAACCCTGTCCCGACATCAATCTTCGTCTTGTTTACCATGAAGTCCTCTCTCATGTGTTTAGGCTCGTACTGAACACATGGAGCAATGCGAATGAGTATGAACAAGTGCATATTGATCGGTCGGCTTGGTAAGGACTCCGAGGTGAGAGGGTCGCAGGATCGACCCATCGTCGCGTTCTCCCTCGCCGTCTCGACTCCTATGGCGGGAGGTGAGCGTGATACACAGTGGTTCTCCTGCTCGGCGTTCGGCTCGACCGCAAAGTTCCTCTCTGGCGTCATGCCGAAGAAGGGTCAGCTCGTGCTCGTCGAGGGCAAGATGAAGAGTCGAGAGTACACCGACAAGAACGGCGTCAAGCACACCTCGATGGATATCATCGTTGATAACTTCCAATTCTTGGAGCGCAAGGCTGACAGCGATCGCGCCGCCAGCATTGGAGGAGGTGGTGGCTCCTCTTGGGACGATGGGAGCGGGTCTGTTCCGAGCCTCGGCGGGCTGTGGCGCGATGGGAACATGCGCTGATGTGTTTGCGCATCTTGTTTGACTCCGTTATCGTCTCGACCGATGAGGAGCTAGACCTGCTCTTCCGAGACCTCATGAGCAATCCCGACGATGAGACGAACCAAGACCCCGACGCAGATCGAGCGCCTGATGACGGCGCTCTACACGACCCATTATGCGGCTCTCAACGCTAAGGTCTCCAAGATGGTCGGCGGTGCAGCCGATGATCTTATCGGCAAGCTCGCCGAGAAGCTTCTCGCTAAGCCTGACCTGTGGGACGGCAACGAGGCGCGGGTCTTTAGCTTCCTGCTCAATGCGCTCACTCGGCTGTCGTTCAACTATCTGCGCGACAACAAGAAGCACATCTGGCAATGCGACAGCTCCTCAGCCGAGCTCGGGATCACCGAGTGGGCGGCGTGGACCGACCCGTCATGCTCTCCAGAGACCATCGCCATTGCCGCCATCACCTATGAGCAGATGCGCGACCTCATGGTCAAGGTCGATCGAGAGCAACCCTACATCTGTTCCTGCGCCGATGTCTTTGATCATCTCATCGAGGGCAATGGCGGCAAGGAGCTTGCCGAGAAGCGACAGCTCAACATCAACACGGCGCATGGCGCTATCAGGCGAGTGAGGGAACGAATTGAGCGACAACAAGAGCGATCTCAAGGGGCTTGCGGCGCGTGAGGCGCTGATCATTAATGAGGAAAACCCGACGGCGCGCGCGCGCGACCTCCGGGTCAAGAAAAGCCCGAAGCTCCTAGACGAGATACTTCAGACGATCAGAGAAGGTCAGCCGATAACGAGAGCGGCGCGCCTCTGTGGAGTGAACCCCGACAGCGTTCATCGGTGGAGGCAGGAAGATCCCGACTTCAATGAGGCGGTCGAGGAGGCGATGGAGTTCCAGGTTGCAGTCCTCACGCGCAAGGTTGATCAAGCGAGTGACACCGATTGGAAGGCCGCGGCGTGGCGTCTCGAGCGCCTGCGGCCCGACGAGTTTGGCTCAAAGCGCGAGGTGAATGTTACAGCCACGCAGAGCAACGGTCTTGCCGAAGTCATCAAGATGATCGAGCAGACCAACGACAGCGTGAAGCCGGCAGAGGGAGAGGACTCATGAGCACCTTCTGCCTCACTTGGATCATCACGATGTCGAACCTTGTCGGCGAGCCTCCTCCCCGCGGTCGCGCCGAGGCTCGCGCCGTGGAGGTCTGCCAGCTCATCGTTGAGAGCGCAGAGGCTCAAGATGTCCCTGCCGAGCTTGCCGTCGCTGTGGCGTTCAACGAGAGCCGCTTGAGGTGGAACCTCACGAGCACTCGAGGAGCTGCGGGCCCGATGCAGGTCATCGCTCGGCATTGGTGCCCCGATCGCCGAGGCAGGTGGACTGCGAACGGTGAACACATCGTCAAGGGCTGTGATCTGATCGCCGCCGGCGTCCTCGCTCTCTCTTACTACTTGGAGACGCGCTCCTCCCTCGGCGCAGCTCTCAAAAGTTATGGCGGCACACGAGCATATGCGCGTCGTGTGTTAGCTCTGTGGGAAGCCATTGATTAACCTCGACGGAGAATGAATTGAACCAACAACGACAGACCATCCCCACAGTGATCAACCTCTGCCGCTCTCACAGCCTGGGCGTCAACTCCTTGTTGAGCTGCATGAAGGCTCATCCATGGTACCTTGAAAGACTGTACCACGAGCGCAGCGCCCCCATTGAGACAATGACTCATTGTGATGTCGTGGATAATAAAGATCTCGAGATCGGGGCGCGTCATGCGAGCCTTATGGTCAATGATCCAAAGCTTGCTTCCGATGTCAGGAGCCGCTTTGCAACGATCAACAACATCAGCGACATCAGCCTCTGGCATCGGGGGCGAGTTATCGCCGCTCTTGAGTATAAGTCCACCAAGAGCAATATATGGACAGAGCAATCAGCTTTCCCGATAGTCACAAGCTTCATCAATCAGAAGCTAGACTACTTGCACAAGTATAATCGCATGTGCGACCTTGACTGGACCCTGTATGTCATCACAGACAGCAGAGGCGATGAGATCTTCTCATCTAATCAGTATGCTGAGAGCATAAGGGCGCTGTGGGGACGCCAGGTTGCTTTCGAGATGCGGCGCCCTCATCACAAGCCGCTCTATAACAAGACAACGATGAGCGATATGTGCTCAACGGTCCTCCCCGAGTTCATGACGCAGATGCAGCGATATATGATGCGGCATGCGCCAGCTCAGAGCCTTGGCGTATGGCAGTTCGTCGACGATGAGGTCAGTCGTGCTGCTGATCAAGATGTGCCAGACTATACACTTGATCAGCAGATCACCGTGAACGAGACGCAGATGTCTCTTAAGTTTGCGGAGGATATGCGTAAAGCCACACAATCGGTCGATGTTGTGAAAGTGCATAAGGAGGAGGAGGAGGAGGAGGCGGAGGTGGAGGCAGAGGAGGATGAGAGCAGAGCTGACAAGAAAAGACAGATCGGGGTTGATCAGATCATCGACATAGTGACCGAAAGACTTAAGAGCGTCGCAACGGAAAGCGACCCACATGGGTTTACATCAATGTTGTCGAGAATTGAGGGATCTGCTGAGATGTATGATGTATTCAAACTCTTCAGCGATGCAGAAGCTGTGGATGCGTTCTATGAGCTAGGAGGCTCTAGATTAACTGAGAGCTACCTTCCTGCTACTCGAGCCACATCAATAAGGCTAATGAGAAAGCCTATTGTGAGAGTTATCGCGTCAATAACCATAGTCGCTCGGAACAAGGTGAGGCAAAATGAGCTTCATCAGTATTGGAGGAAGTTCCTGTTTGCTGATATGGTTTTCAATATCGGATCCAAGTCATCTAACGCCATGTATCGTATCGTTCAAGTGCTTCAGACGGGAACAACGACGGATATGAAAAAAGATCCTCATGAGTCAAGTCTGGACGAGTCAGAGTTTTCTAAGTCAAGATCAATAGAGAGTGTGGTCGAGTCTGCGATGAAAGTCTTGGAGACTGTCGGAGAGGACACCATACTATGCCGATTTGAGGAGGATGTCCGCCTGCTCTATCAAAAGCTATGCGCCATCGAAGGTGAGGGATTGGTTAGGCGTTCCAAGATCTGTGCTGCGTGTAACATACGATTCAATAATCTAGCGCCCAAGACAGCAGAGGCATGTCTAAATAGCCGAGCGGCGCTTCTTTCTTTAGCAATATTCCTCGCCGAGTCGAACAGAAGCAAGTCCGCCAAGCTTCTTGGGTTTCAATTGATAGAGTTCAATCTCCCCTCCGGTTCTGCGCGCAAATTCAACACACTGTCGTTAATTATGCGCCGATTGGTGAAGAGATAGGACAGTGACGGATTTCCTCCTCAACGACCTCCAGCGCGCCGTCATCAGTGGCTTACGCCGCAAGGATAAGATCATCGCCGCTCGATGTGGTTGGGGATCGGGAAAGACAACCTCGCTCATCTTCGCCCTGTGGTTCATCGCCAAGACCCGACCGGGGACAACAAGCCTCCTCATCACCGATACGACGCCGCGCTATAACTCGGTGCTCATGCCTGAGATCGAGAAGTGGCTTGCACCTCGAGGTTGGGTTTATAACCACACGCTCCACAAGTGGACTGACACGCACAGCGGCAGCTCGGTTATCTGTCGGTCGTACTATCGACCAGGCACACGAGACGCGAGCCACAACCCGCTTGAGGGTATCAACGTCACGAGTGGCGTGGCGTTCGTTGACGAGTGTCAGACCCTCGGTCCCGAGGTGGCTCACAAGGCGCTCGGGCGTCTGCGCTCTGGACCCTCGCCGACGATGGTTTTGGTCGGGCTCCCGGTGGTCGATGCGTGGTGGTGCAAGATGGCTGAACAGGCGGGGAACCTGCCTCTCCTGTTCTCAAGCTATGTGAACGAAGAGAACCTGAGCGCCGAGTGGTTTGAAGCGACCAAGCTCCTGCCTCCCGATGAGCGGGAAGCGATGGTCATGAACAGACCAAAGCCGCCGTCGGGGCTCGTGTACAACGAATGGACTGAGTCGCATGTGATCACAGGCTGGAGCTATCGACCTGAGATGACAGGTCGTATCGCCATCGATTGGGGCTTCCGCAAGCCCTCGGTGATCATCATGGCTCACGATGAGGAGCTTGAAGCGACCGTCATCATCAAAGAGATCAACCCGCAGGAGGTCACCATCGATCAGCTCGCCAAGCTGATCTTATCGGTGGCATGGCCTCGGTCGGCGATGGCGAGCGCGCCGGGGCCTCGGATATGGCTCGACACAGGGGTCGCAGACAAGGCAGGCAAGGCGCGCAACGACCAGACAGGTCGGTCAGCCTTCTCGGTCTTGGCTCGACCTATCGCCGAGGGTGGTATTGGGCTTCCTCTGAGATCGACCACTGACCCTGTCAAGGTGGACATTCTGAACGGCGTTCAGAAGCTCAAGCGCGCCTTCACTCGCAAGCAGTATCTGATCACGCAGGAGGCGTGGGAGGCAGGCGAGCGCGCCATCGGCAACAGCTTGAGGAAGGCGATCCTCAGCTATGCCTGGGACAACGCTGAGAGCCCCAAGAAGGACGGTCGAGAGGATCCCCTCGATGCTCTGCGCTACGACTGCATCTTCCACTATTGGGCTGACATCACGGCGCGATACATTCCCCGCTCCTCCTCTATGGACAAGAGCCGCCGCAATGCGCGACCATCGGGCAGCTCATTCTAGGAGGCTGACATGTCTGATCCTGCTTCTCTTGCCGTTGACCCGAACCTGGTCAGCGCAGTCCTCAACCCTGCGAACATCGTTGCTGTCGCGGTGGTCGGCGTGATGTTCATCTTCTACAAGATCACCTCTCAGCGATTCGAGCTCGAGGCGCAGGAGCAGAAGGACATCATCAACAAGATCGGTGAGCTTGAGCGCAAGATCACAGTCCTCGAGATCAAGCTGGAGAACCTGCATGACCACAAGCAAGGTTGACCATCCCTCACACTATCGAGCCAACACCGGCGTTGAGGCGATCACCGTCATCGAGGCGTGGGGCCTCAACTTCAATCTCGGCAATGTGATCAAGTAT